TACGCCAGACTTTTTAGCGATTGACTTTTGAGCGGCTGCGAAGCCCATACCCTTTTTTGCTGCTGCCATTTACTTGCCTTTCTTGATCTTGGCTACAAGTGCTTTATCCATTTTCATATCAGCCTTAGCAGATGGCTTCTTCTTATCCATCGCAGCATCGGCTTTTTTAAAGGCTGCCTTTTGTGCTGGCTTTAATCCTTTAGTAACTTTTGCGTCTTGCTTTTTATCATTCATAGCCATTAGATAACTCCAGTTTCTTTCATTACAGAAGCGGTTTGCTTAGTAATCTTTTGTGCCGCAGGCATAACTCCAGCATCAAATGCTGCGCCTAGTTTGTCGCTTGCTTCCTTGGCTTCAGCAACTGCTTTCATTGTTGTACCAGCGGGTTGTATGCCCTGTGAGCGAGCATCTGCATAAGCGTTTAGTTCAGCATCCCACTTCTTTTGAGACATAGAATCAGAACGTCCAGCGTCACCAGTGTTAAGTTCTAATGTCCTAATCTTGCAAGCAAAACACCCGTCAATATAATCATTATGCTGACTATGATCCGATGGTGTTTCTGGATAAACTGGTAATTCGGTATACGTTTCATGACATTCGGCACAGCCGTATTTAGAAGGAATGCTATTGTATTTTTCATCAAAGCCCCATTCAAGAACTTTGCTTGTGTGTTGATGATTCATTCTTCACCTGTCTAAAAAAATCTAAGTTGCGTTGAATACGATCTGTTTCTGGACCGTTGCCTATTACCGCTTGTGTAGCGAAGGCTATTGCTTCATCAATATGCTTGAGGTTGTAAGCAGCGATTGATGCAAGGTCATAGGCTTTCCAGTCCCAGATTGCTGATTCGTAGCAATAGTGGGTTGAACGAGTACGTTCCATAACGTTAATAGAAGCATCTAAACATCTGCTCCAATTTTGATTACGGTAAGCATGAATTGCTACTCCATACCATGGTTCGCCTTGTGTGGGAAGAATTTGTACACCTTTGTCATACCAATCTCTGGCATCATCTTCTTTGCCAAGTTGGTGACTAGCCTCACCTGCCCATCGGCAGACAGCGGCTTGTTCTACATCCCAGCCATTGAGTGGTAATTGTTTTTGAGCGGCGTCAATAACATCTTGCCATCGTTGGTGGAAATAATATTCTCTGCACATGTAAGTCCACATGCGCGGATCATGCGGCAATTCTTTGACTGCCATTTCAAGTAAATTTAAATATAATCCTCTGGATTTGCTTTCATCGGGAAGATGCTTAATAACTGCTCCCCTGATGTCACAATCTTTAACTTCATCTTTGCCGTAGTAGATTTGAACTTCATGACATGGATATTTCCAATGCCACCCAAAGCGCGAATGAAGCCTGTCCCTTTCCCACTTTTGCCCAGTATCCATACTGATCCATCCCAGATGTACACCTGGTTTCCAGCCACGTCGTACTTTCTGGAAAAAATTTTCTTCAGGTACTTCATCCATATCAAGAATAAGGCAAACATCGGCATCCTCTGGAACAAGTGATAAGGCTGTGTTGCGAGCCACATCAAAGCGAAACGGATCTAAATGTATTTGATAAACGGTTATACCCAATTCACGCATTTTATCTTGGCTACCATCGGTAGATCCAGTATCAACTACAATGCGATAATCCGCATCTTTTGTAGCCTCTGCGTAACGCTCAATATGTTTAATCTCATTTTTACAAATGGAATAAACGGCTATCTTGGGCATACGCTATTCTATCACATAGCCCCAAGCCAGAGCATATCAACTAACGCCGATGCACTTGGGCCTGTTGCTCCCGTGCTTCCCGTAGAACCAGTTGCCCCTGTTTGTCCAGTAGCCCCCGTCGCTCCAGTCTGACCATTGCTTCCAGTATTACCTGTCGGCCCTGTTGGTCCTGTTGCGCCAGTCGCTCCCGTAGATCCATTTGAACCTGTGTTACCTGTGGCTCCTGTGGCACCTGTTGCTCCCGTCGGTCCAAGTATGGTGTACATAATTTGTTCAACGTGAAGATTCACGCTTGGAGATGCAGGACGAGTCGGAGATGAACCAGCAGCAACTGCTAGTAATTCCATATAAGTGTTTTGTGATGACCAGTAGAACTGGATGTAGTCACCAGCATTAACTGTTACTAAGTCTTCAATGTTTGCAAGGACTTGGTTGTTAACGCCAGAGGTTGTAAAGACTGCGGTTGATTGAGTCACAGCAGTTCCGTTAAGGGCATACCAAACGTTTACTTGGTAGTTGCTTCCACCGCCAGTGGTGATGAATTGACCCAAAAAGTTTACTGAGTAAGTACCAGCATAGGCAAAAGTAATTTGGCTAGATGAGACGATGCTTACGCCACTTGAGCCAGAATCGGTGTTAATAGTAATAAGGTTGGCGCTAGTAGCGCCTGCATTGGTCTGAGTGGTAGTATCGTAAAAGTTACCGTAATGGCCTAGCGTACCGCCTGCACCAGTGGCACCAGTAGCACCAGTTACGCCTGCGCCAGTATTACCTGTTGCTCCAGTAGCGCCTGTATTACCAGTTAATCCTGTTGGGCCTGTTGGACCAGTCGTTCCAGTTGAGCCTGTATTTCCTGTAGCACCCGTTGGTCCTGTAGACCCTGTGTTACCAATAGCGCCAGTGGCACCAGTGGAACCAGTAGAACCAGTATTGCCAATAGCACCTGTCGCACCTGTGTTTCCTTGAGAACCTGTAGAGCCTGTCGCTCCAATAGCCCCTGTAGGGCCTGTGTTGCCCTGTGAGCCTGTATTACCAGTTGCCCCAGTATTACCTGTGGCTCCCGTGTTTCCAACGGCTCCTGTAGAGCCTACGGCTCCAGTTGGACCTGTATTACCTTGGCTTCCAGTTGGTCCAGTTTGCCCAGTGCTTCCTTGAGAACCTGTGCTACCCGTTGGCCCAGTTGGGCCAACAATTCCTGTGGCACCTGTATTTCCTGTGCTACCAGTATTTCCAATTGCTCCTGTTGCACCAGTTAATCCAGTAGGTCCTGTTGGACCTGTTTGCCCTTGCGAACCAGTATTGCCAGTAGAGCCAGTAGGGCCAGTGTTACCAGTGCTACCCGTGTTACCTTGCGCACCAGTTACTCCTGTTGACCCAGTGGATCCAGTAGACCCTGTGCTGCCAGTACTACCTGTAGATCCAGTAGAACCTGTGGATCCTGTTGAGCCTGTAGAGCCTGTGCTGCCTGTACTTCCTGTGGAGCCAGTTGAGCCAGTCTTTCCTTGGCTGCCTGTAGCGCCTGTGGATCCTGTAATACTTGGGCCTGTAGGTCCTGTTGCACCGCTTGCTCCTTGAATACCTTGAGGACCAACTGGTCCTAATTCAATAACTTGATTTTCTTGAATAGCCACATTGTAAACATTTGTGGTTGTAGGAATTAAAACTGTTGAAATACTATTTACCGTGCTAGCCATTATTGTACCACGCTTGCCTGTACGATAAATGCTCCTTGAAGAATTTGATACACATTATTTGCTGAATCTGTGTAGTTAATTGCATAAAAATAATTACCAGCGGCTAGCGCTGTTGTCTGAGCAGGGGTTAGTGTAAAAGTTACTTGGCCAAGACCAGGGGCAATTGTTGCCCGTCCATTGGCTACAGACATTTCTGTAATAAGGTTGTTGCTTACATCGCGTACTTGCATATCAGCACTGTAACCTGTCAGGTTTACAGCAAGGTTATCAATATTCCAAATAGGAGCAAGTGTAAAAGTTGTACCTTTAATAACAGTAATATTATATCTGCCTGGTGTCACTTTATCTCCTATGCCGTTGTGGTTATGCAGTAGCCATAACCGCCGTTTGTTAAAATATCAACTTCAGTTTGAGTGATGACATATTCATGTCCACCCAAATAGCAGTAGTCTGCTGCTTGTGTTTCATCAACGCCAGGTGTACGCTCACGTACAATGGCTGTGCCATAGACAAGAATGCTGTCTCCGCGTGCAATTTTGTAACGCCAAAACAAACGACTAAAACCCGCTGGTGATTCATCAACCGTTGGGGCTTTAAAAATGTATGTCATGGCTTCCTTTCGTAAGCGTTGCCGCCTGCCCCCACGTGCGAGGGCAGGACAACAACTAGTTCAATTATGAACTGTGGATGCTTGAAGTTGATTCCAAACGAACCAATGCAGCGTCACGGTAACGGCTCCAGCCGAGTACACCGTACCAACCGATTGGACGGAAACGCATCAACTTGTCAACAATTGGTCCGAAGATAACGTGTGGCTCTTCGGCAACTGCTTCTGCAAGTGCTTGCTTACCAGCAACAAGTGTACGGAATACGCGTACTCCGCCTGTGCCGTATGTGTAACCAGATGTACCGAAGGTACCTGTGTTACCTGTTGCGCCTGTACCATCAGTTGTGTTGAACAAACGTGGTGATTCTACGAACATAGAACCTTCGTAAGTTCCGATGGTGCCTGGCCAGAATTCTGACGCACCATTCTCTGCATACTTATGGTCATCGCGCCATCCGCCTGCTCCAGTTTCGGAGCGAAGGTCGTATGAAACTTCTGGGTGGATACCAGTCCAGTAGTATTCTCCTTGGCGTGGAACAGCCTTGTTCGCACGTAGTTTTGCAACTGCTGTACGAATCATTGCTGCTGAAATAACGTCTGTATTCTTGACAAGAGCCTGTGTGGTTCCGTTTGTGTATGAACCTGCATAGGTAGATACAATTGCGCCGTTTACCTTTGCAATTGCATTTGGTCCACCAACAAGGACGTTCAAAACGTTTGTGTCAAGTGAGTCAGCCATGTTGAAGGCGATGATGTCAGCAATTGCTGGATCAACGTCTGAGAGTGAGAACAACTCCAACTTACGTGTAGCAAGTGAAGCGTTTCCATATTCATTCAGGGAAACGGTGATAGGTGTTGTGTTGCCTAGGGCTACAGCATCTGGATCAACGTCTTCTGAAAGTGGTGCTGTTACCTGTGATAGGTCTGTGTAAATCTGGAATACTACAGACGAACCAGGCATAGCCTGTTGTACTGGGCGCTTGTCCGCTACGTCGCGGATGAGAGGCACAGCACGGAGAGCGAATTCAACATAACGATCATAGGCTGTTTGTACTAGAGAAGTACCAAGGGAACCAGATGATGTATCTGTATATGCGTTGCTCATGTGTCACCTTCTTTCTTTAGGGTTTTCGTGCGATGGATAGAATTAACTACCGACGGCGTTGGCTCAAATTTCCTGTTAACGCATTTAAATCGTCTACAGACTTTGCACCAGCGACTTTGGCCATAAGGTCTGCGTCGCGTGTAGGTGCTGCTGCGTTTTGAGTAGCGGCATTGATTCGTTGATACGATGCCTGATTTGCTGCCTTCTCTGGATCGGTAGGAGCAGATTCACCTGCGGGTGCAAGGCCGAATACATCGGCATTTTCTGCAAGCCATGAGTCAATCTGTTCTGGCGTACTGACGTCGCCTGGTATGAACTTGGCTACCTTGTCAGGTACGCCTTTCGTTGCCAATACTTCCTTTACGGAACGACTGCGAAGATCCGATTGGATCTGAGCAAGTTGTTCAGACAGTTCTTTCTTTTCACGCTCTGCTCTTTTCAAAGCCTTGCGTAGATTGGCAGGACCATCTGATTGAACTTCTTGTTCAATATCTAGATCGTCTTCTTCGTCTTCATATTGGTTTGCCATATGGCACTCCCTTTCGTTGTCGGATGCGTAAGCCTCAACTTCACCCAGGGGAAGGTTGGTTGGCTCTTACTACCAGTCTTAATACGCGTCATCTATGCTGGTCTTTAGTGACGGATTTTATTTATTGCAGTCCGCTTGTATCTCGTGGACCTAGGCTGCCAGTAACGGCACCTGCTGAACCGCTGAATGCTGATGTTTCAGCAGTCTTAAGTAAATTAATTTGTTGCTGCGCTGCAGCGGCACCTGTGGTGTTAAAGGTTGCTGCCGTGAGTGCTTGACCGATGTTTGCTGGGCCAGTAATACCTGCCCCGTAACGACCAGCGATTGATTCAAGTGCTGGTTGTTGCGCTGCAATGGCCTGAAAGCCTTGTTGTGCCTGAGATTGTGTAACACCTTGTGCAGCCAATTGCATTTGAAGTGAATTGTTATTAAGCAATCCGCCACCTTGTACATTGCCGCCAGTATTACCAACTGTAATTGCCACACCAGCACGAGCCGCTTCTGCAGCAATCGTGGCTGCGTTATATTCCTGTTGAATAACAGGTGCAGATACTGTTGGGTCAAGAAGGTGTGAAAGAATTGATGATTGGCTAAGTCCATATTGGCTTTGCAATTGAGCAATAACCATTGGATCTTCATTTTGAATAGCAGATGTTGCTGTAGATACACGCTGTTGTACTTCTGCTGGAGAAACATCTTGTGCCATTAAATTGCCGAGATATGATGTTTGCATTAATGGGCTGCTTGCTGGAATACCAGCCATTGTCATTACTTGCTTATATGCAGTCTCATTGGCAATATATGTTGCAGGATCAATTGGGTTAAGACCAGCAGCAATACGAGCCTGATTGCCAGGAAAACGAGCCTGCCATGATGTAATAAGTTGGTTGGCTGCTGTTAGTTGTGAGCCTTGTAGTCCAAGAGCAGTAATTGCAGTGGTTGGATTTGGGGCATCTAAAATGCTGGTAATGGTTGTAGAGTCAAGACCATTTTGAGCAAGGGCTGTAATACCAGCACCTATGTCTGCAGATAAACCATAAGATTCAAGTAATGCTGTAGCCTGTGCTGCAGCATTTGCTTGATTTGTTTTGTTTACTAATTGCTGTGCAGCAAGAGCGTCGCTGGCTGCTGTTGTTGCTGTTGGTGTGCCAGATATAGATTTTGTTGTTGTTTGCCCACCTTTACCATCTGCAACAACTGTTGTAATTGTAAAAGTACCATCAGCGTTTGGTGACGCAGATTGAGAAATCGGTGTGCCAGCAGGTGGATATGTTGGTGATGTAGTAACAGTTCCACCAGCATCTGAAACAACTTGATTAAACCCAGCAGCGCTAGTAGTATTTGAAGCCGCTACTGCTGCTGATGCTGCCTTGGCTGGTGAGACGCCAAGGTTAATCATCCGTTCAACGGAAATATCTGAAACAGCCATTAGCCAAGTCCCATCTTCTGAATAATCGAATTAGCATTGCCAAGCAATGTTGATTGAGCATTTTTTGTATTAAGCCATTCAGGTTGAGAACGAACGGTATTGGCAAATGAAAGTGGATCAATAGCGGTTGTGCCATCACCCATCATGGCTTTTGATACCATTGCACCATAACCTGTTGTAGCACCAAGTTGTACATCACTTGGTGATACTTCAAGAAGGTTTTGAATTGTATTAACATAAGGATCTGCAAGGCTTGAAACGGTAGCACCAGCGGCAATTTGATTAGCAAATGGCTTGTAAATATTCATAGCATTTTGCTTTTGTTGTTCCATAAAAGTATTTACATCGTAGCCTTGTGTACCAGCGGCAACATTGGCTGCATATGAATTAAACATTCCTTGATTGTAAAGTCCACTTTGTCCGTATTGCTGAGCAATACTAGCCAATGATTGAGCGGTATTAAATATTGTTCCGCCTGTAGTTGCACTTACCGCACCTGAATTAAGCATTGCTTTAGCCATATGCTGTTGAATTTCAGCATCTGTGGCGTTTGGATTTTGCATCATCCAAGTAGTAATGTCTGCTTTACCTGCCGTAACAGCGGCTTGGTCAAATTTAGTTGCATCTGCATTGTTAATATTTGCAGCATCAATTTGTGAACCAATTAGGCTTGAATCAAAATTAGCGCCTAATTCGTTTGCTAGTTGCTGAGCATGTGCTTGTTTTCTATTGTAAGCAATATTGTATCCAGAAGGATCTGAAAGGCGTTGTATTTCTGCAGTACCGATAGAACCAGGGTGTTGTTTTGCCCATGTAGTATTAAGAAATGCTGCGCCATATTGATCTTTGGTATAATTACTTTTAACTGCTTGTGTAACAAGTGTTGAAAGTTCTGGTACTGCAAGAACTAATGCTGCTTGTGCGCCATAGTTCTTGATAAAATCATTTTTAATGTCTGCATCAGATTGCAGTTTACCCTTGACATAATAATTATTAGTCTTTGGATCTAAACCAGTGTAAGCCTTGCCGTTGTAGGTAAATACACCTTTAACCATTTTAAAATCATTGGTTGGTGTTTTAGGTGTTGGTGGTGTACCACTATCAACAACTGGAGTTGTTATTGGATTGGTAGTAGTAGTTTGAATACCCGCATTAGGCGTGGCAGTAGTAATGGGAACTTGATTTGTTACTTCTGGTGATTTAGGTGCTAATGATTCACGAGCCGCAGCAACTTCTTTTTGCATTTCGGCAACACTTGGACCAGAGGTTGCAGCAGGTGCTGCATTGGCTGCAGTAGTTGGAGATAATTTGTCTTCAATTTGACTTGCTAATGCAAGAGATTTAATATTGGCTCTTGTTTCATGGCCAGATTGAATTTGATTTTTCCAATAATCAACAGCAGCCTGTGCTTGCTCAATAGTTGTAATTTGATCAAAACTTGTTGTTGCAGGATCATAAATGGATTTTTTTGTAGTTGCCATTAAATGTTCTCCTGACTTTGCAATGCTTGTTGCATTGCTGAAAAGTAACTAGTTGCTAGTTTGTATGATTGCGCATCGGCGCTACCACCGATAAGGCTTTGAAGAAAACCTTGTGCATCTATACCACTGGATACTTGTCCACCTGTAATATCGGCACGCTTACCAGTAGGACCATAAGTAGTTTGTTCATTAAATGTGCCAAAATTAGATTTTTCAGCCGCAAGCAATTCAGCACCATATGTTTGCAATTCTTGAGGAGTAGCATTACGACCAACCATTGATTGCATTGTTGCGTTTATCAAAGCCTCAACATCTTGTGGTGATGTTTGAGTTGTGCTTGTTGTATCTGTAAACGTCTTCATATTGGCGTAAAGATTTGAGCCGCCAGCCGCCGCTAAAAGCGCAGCAACTTCAGCAGAAGTTGGCGCAGCGGAACTACCACCAGGATTTGGAATTGCTGGTGTTGTTGGAGTAGCCATTATACAGCCCTTCTAAATACGCTTGTTATTACGCTTTGCAAACGAGGATTTGATACAGCCAAATTATCCACATAGGTATACCAAACATCCATCAAGGTTGAGTAACCTGGAAGATGTTGGCCATTGATTGTATTAGCCAATAAACCATTGTGATAATACTGATAATTTGCAAGCAAGTCTTTAATGCCATTGCCCTCAGGCGTATTCGGCAACAAACCTTTTTGGTTCATAGTCTGAAATTGGCTAATTACTTTTGCTGACTGAACAGGACGAGTTGGATCATTATAGTTTGCAAACCATACTGGATTACTTTGACCATAATTTGCCGTTATTTGTTTCCATGCTTGACCAATATTATATTCTGCTTGACGATTGTTAGATTTACGAGCATCCGTCAAAACAGTTTGATAAGCAGCATAACTTGACGCAAGATCTTGCCAACCTTGCTTAACATAAAGCGAGGTAAGAAATTGTTGCGAAGTTACCTTTGATCTGAAATGATCAAGTAACAACTTGTTTTCAACAGCCAAAGCATCTGCACTATCTGCTACCTGCGG